ACCGGGTTGGAGCCGAGCATAGGACTGCCGAGGTCGCTGCACAGTTGTGCAATGATCTGAGCGTCGAGCGCGGCTTCCAAATCGGCGTAGGTGGCGTATGCGGTCATAGGTTCCGCCTAGAGAGGGAGGTGGGAACCGAAGTCCCCACCACCCTCATCCTGAGAGGCTGAATAATCAGGCGACGACAGTGCCACACAGGAACCCAGAGACTGGAGCAACCAGTTCTGAGGTGCTGTTGTCAATGACGCGGCCTTCAATACGGCGATCCTTCGGATCGTCCCAGTTCTCAACCGTCATATCTTCGAATGCGAAGATCTGGCAGGTGCTGAACGAGGTCGAACCTTCGACACCAATCAAGCCACCGGGGCGGCTCACAAAGATTGCCGAGTTGCCGTACACGAACGAACGAGTCGCCGAGGCTGCGCCCTTGCGGGTCGTAATCTTGACCGAGTCGTCAACGACAACTGAAACGCCGAACAGATTTGGCGGGAGGCCGTAACGGCTGAAGATGTCAGAGCCTTGCAAGAATGGCAAGGCGGCTGGGTAGTTCTTCACATAGTTACGGATTTCTTCCGCCTGTGAGATGATATTTGCAACGGTCGGACTAATGACCATGCAAATGTCTTCACTACGAACCGCGCCACCAGTAGCAAGCGAGATGCGCTGGAGCGCGTCTTGGATACTTGCCTGAATGACGTTAGTGGACGAACTCGTCCAAACGCCCTTCCAAGCACTAGCAGAAGCCTGATAGTTGCCAGCTGTGGTAAACGCGTTCACAGCTGCGGTGTTGGTCAGCGCGGTAGCCGTTCGCATGGAGCGAGCGGTCATAGCGAGCTGTGCCTTGCTGCGAGCGTGCTGGGCAACGATGTCCCACGCGGCTTGCTTGACCGTCTCGTTCGGAATGTAGAACGGGAAGGCAAAGCGTTGAGCCGTGAAGGTAACGAAGTCATGCTCGTTCATCTTGCCGACCGGGCGGTCGTTACCAAGAGGCCAAGCGAATTCGTTAACGTCGGTCACGCGCACGTTGTCGTCCGAATTAAGACGCAGGTAGTACCCCGTCTGCTGATTGCAGGCGACGATTTGAGCGTAACGGGTGATGGCAAACGAATTCACCGCACGGGTGAACTCAACTTGGAGAGCGCCAGTTGCGAGCGCGTTGGTGGAGGGGACGTAAGTGTTTAGACCGCCTCCGACTGTTACATAGGCCATTTGATGACCTCCTTTCGATGATTAATTACAGAGGCTTGACGGAGGGCAGGCGGTACGCCCAGAAGATGGTGTCCACGGCTGCGGCTTCAAGAGCCACGAACAGAGGAACATTTCCAGTACCAGCCGCAGTAATCGCTACGCCCGCAGTCCCGGCGATCAAGCCAAGACCCGCAGTAATAGCGGTCGATGCGCCGCACTTCAGTTGAACGCAGTTCGACGGCTGGAGACTGATTGGGTCGCCTGCTGCTGCGTGAACCGATGAGTCGAATCGACGGGTTGAGCCGTCAGCAACGCCGACAACGTAGTCAGCTGCTGCCGTGGAGGCAGAACCTGAGAACGCGGTCGTTGACATCTTGACGATGGCATAGGGGTTGATGTCAGCAGTAGCAATGAGATTAGGAGAGAATTGAAGCATTGTTGTTTCCTTTTATCCCTTCATTCGGGAGTTGATTGCACGGGCAAACTCTTCAGGCTTGCCAGCAAATTGCTTGACGAGTGAGCCAACGTCACCAATGTCCATGCCACGCGGCAGGGCTGCTCGGCTCATATCAATCTTGGTTCCGATTGGGTCGCGGGCGAACAGGTCGCGCCATGACTCAAGGAGCTCGACTGGGTTACGGGAGGCCTGCAACTGACCAACAAGCGCGGCGCGCTGTGAGTCTGGGATGCGGTAGCCCTCCTGCTCCATGATCTCCACTTCGCGCTCAAACTTCTCGCGCTTCAACTCGGCTTCGAGTCGGGCGAACCGCGACTTGAGACGGGCGTTCTCGGAGCGAAGCGCGTAGGTGGATCGGCTAGCGACCACCGACTCCGCCTCGTCTTCGTCTTCGCCTGCCTCAACGTCATGGCTCTCAATGTCGATGTGGACTTGACCGTCTTCCTCGGCCATCTCGTCCTTCATCTCATCGTCGTCCTCAGCCATCTCGTCCTTATCGTCCGAGTCGTCTGCGAACTTCTTCTTCATCATGTCCGAGAGTTCGGAGATGGCGCACTTCATGGCCTCCAACTCCTCGCGCATATCGTCGCTGGATGCCATGCTGGCCTCCTCCTTGGTAGTCGTCGGGACAAAGGTATTGAGTCCGCCACCAGCCCCGACGAGGTCATGGTTGGACTTTGAACAAGTGATCTTCTCGCCCTTGCGGGTGAAATGGGTGTCCGGGAGAGGGCGGCGCGGGGTTTCACGCCCGAGCAACGCCACTTCGGATAGGTGGTTTGAGCCTGACCAGATCTCAGCCGACCGACGCGGGAAGGCGTTGGTAGCAATGAAGCGGTCGAAAATATCGCGGTTTACTTCCATGTCGCCCACAATGTACCCAATCCCATCGCGTTCTTCGTAGGAAATTGTGGGGAATCGACCGACAGCGGACTTCGGTTCCTTGCCATCCTTCTCGTGCATGATGACGAGGCGAGGGAACGAACCGCGAGCCATGTGCTTGCGCGTACTAGCAACGATGTCCTTGAGGCGCTTGTTGTTGAAACGCTTCAGTTCCGGGTCAGCCTCGCCGTCGTCAATGGCTGGGTCAAACGCCATGAACAGTTCGACGCGCTCAATCATGACCTTGTCGCCGTCTTCGGCGACTGTGTGAGATGTCTTTGCGTTCACGGTCTTCTCCTCTTTGCGGTCGAGTTCCTTGTCCTTGCGCTCCGCCCATGCCTTGCCAGCATCGCCGCCCCACAGGAGCCAAGCGATATAGCCAGCGGAATCCTTGCCCCATCCTTCGCCCTGCTTGTCAACCTCATGCCGAGCGAAGTAGGACACCATGCGGCGCACGGTTTCGGGTGACAGGTTCGCCCGGTTCTTGATGTCACGCGCCCGGGCTACGCCGATTTCTGTGCCACCGCGACCATGCTTTTCCCGCAGCTCAAGGCCACGGGCAGCATTGGATGCCATTTCGGTGGTTGGCTTCAAGTCGATCATTAGGCGGTTAGCCCTTGGATTTGACCGTCACTTAGACGCGTTGGGAAGTATTTGATCTTGCGAATGGCGTTGTTGAGAACAACCGCCGTGTCGGTGATGCTTGTCCCGTTTGTCGACGGGCCGCCAATACTCAGGAACGTCGGAGCAACACTAAACGCTAGCGTCCCCGGCACAACTGTGCCGCCATTGAGGCACAGGCTTTGCACCGATCCGGAGTACGAGAACGCGCCCTTGTTGATTGAATTGTCTACAGACGCGTTCGCGGTTTCGATAAACGCGGGAACCTTGTCAGCCAGTCGAAGCCGCGAGGTGGTCGCTGCTATGTACTGGTGAAGGTGTTGGTTGGAAACGTCGCTCGTTGCAATGACGGTGCGTTGGGTAGTGGTTGGACTGCAACGACACCACTCGGTCACAAACGTACCCGTTGTCCCGCCTGTGTACCACGAGCTGAAGTTTGTCCCAGCGGCAATGATGGCGGTGTCGACGGCGCGGGTGACCGTACTCGCGCCCGTAAGAATTGTCGAGGATGCAACAGAACCTAGTTCAAGTTGTGCGCCCCAAATGTAGTTCTCGACTGCGGCCGATGTGTCTAAATTAGGGTACACGGCAAGTAGTACAGTTGAACTTATAGAAGTAAATACAACCGACACTCGCACCCATCGATCACTTGGAACATTAGAGAATTGCGACCCAAAACCGGATGCATTATTTATTGTTACAGCGGGATCGCTGCAACTACCGACAGTAGTTAATGGCGTACCACCAACATCAAAAGGAGCCAATCGGAAATATGTAGCGCCATTAGTGCCAGCGCGAAGCCACATACTGTAGGTATATTGCTGCGATGTGGTTACTGTTGCGTATGTAAACAGCCGTACAAAAGTAGGGCCTGCATCTTTTGTAATACTTGTACCCGTAAGCGTCCCATTGTCGGGCCCGTTAATTCTTGCTATTGGAGTTCCTGAGGTTGCAAGTATTGAGTTGATATTGACTTTCGCACTTACACCCCACAGGTTAGCGTCATAACAGTATTGACCCTGCTGACACAAATTCGTTGCTGGGGCTTCTAGTAGTAGCCCACGCGGAGTGCCAATAGATGTCTCAGAGAAGGTGAAGCGGGGCGCTTGCGGTTGCCCGCTTGGTACTGTCTCCACATAGCCAAGGCTATTGATGAACGTAGCCCGAGCGGTCGCGTCTGCGCGGCTAAACGTGATGCGCGGGTCAATCGTTCCACCCATCGCCGTGAAGTCAAGGGACAACGTCGAGCCGTCGCCAGAGCGCGACATGAGTCGGCTGTCGTAAGACGAGCCGCTGATCCTTGACATCCTTGGACGGTTCGCTCGATTCATTTACAGGTTAGCCCAGAAGGTTCCCATAGTTGGCGTGCCGCTCGACTTGAATTGCGCGGTGACGTAAGAAGCCCCGGCAACGTCAACCATCGCGTAGGCGGGTTCCACGTTTGCGCCTGCGGGCGAGTACAGGTTGGCGGCAGGGGTTCCGGCGACCTGCGTAATGCCCGAGAAGGTGCGCGTGTTGAGAGCGCCGTCCATCGTGTAGTTCGGGACGGTTCCGCTGGTGAAGGTCAGCGTGAAGTCTGCGAGGACGGTCGGCATATACCAAAAGCCCGTACCAGTCGTGCGCGTGTACTGCAATCCTGTCGGCGTGCCTGCGGTGGTGACGACTGCAGTTCCGCCGAGTGTCGCGGAGAGCTGGAAGGTCGTTGAGCCGTTCGTTGCAATGATGTAGTAGGTCGTTGGGCTGGTGTACCCGGTGATCGTTCCCGTTCCGCCGAGCGTTCCGGTAATGGTCACGGCCTGCCCGACTACAAGGACGTTCGCGTTGCAGGTGAAGTTACCTGCGGTGTCTGCAATGGTGACACCCGCAAGCGTGCCAGCGGTGTCAAGGTACTTGCGCCAGCCGAGGAGCCGCATACCGATGGCGGTCTGCGCGGTGGTCGCCGCCACCATGAACGGCATGACGTACAGGAGCGAAGGGTTCGTCCCGCTCACCGATGCCGTGTTGATATCCCACAGGAGGGCGCTTCCGGTCGCACTCGCCGGGGCGGCTTGCAGGAGAATCGCCTGCGCTGCGGTGTAGGTTGCAGGGACGGACGCGACCGATACCTTGCGGAAGTTCTCTTGGGCGGTGTTGATTACGGGCATTTACAGTTCTCCTCTGCGCTTCATGTCGAGCGCGATTGCGATCGCTTGGTCTTGTGGCTTGCCTTCTTTGATGAGGGTGGCTATTTTTTCGCCGACGGCTGGGTCAGCGGCGGACATGATCTTCAGCCCTGCCTTCTGCTCCTCGGTCTGATCGCGGGTCATGCGGGTCTTTGTGCCGGGGCGGGAGGACTTCATTTGTCCAAAGTCAATGGTGACAATCCCAATGTGCTGCGCTGGGCCGTCTTGATCTGCGGGATATTGATTCTCGCGTGCTGTGATTGCCGATTCCGGAACGCCCATTTGCTTCATTGCTCCCTTGAGTTTGGAAACCATTTCAGTTGCCTTGCCCTTTTGGTCAATGAACTCAACGTGTGCAACGCCGAAACGGCTTGACGCGCTGATATTGTCCGGCTTGAATCCAAACCGTGAAATCAAAGACCTCAATTTGGTTTCAATATCGCCAGCAAACGCCGCCTTCGCGCCGGGGCGGGTGTTCTTGCTCATCAACATCCTCTTCAGATCTTGCACATCCCGGCCTGTCATTCGTGACAACTGCGCCAGCGTTAAATCTGGATGGCTGTCGTAGAAACTAATAATTTCAGCCTTGGTTGAAGACATTCCAATAGTCTCATCGTCATCATCACCGCTTTGGCGAACCGCCATCTTTGCTTTCGCTGCAAATCCAAGACGGGCGGCGATTTCCTTGCGTGTGTTGCTCATGTTCGGTGTTCTCCAATGTTGTAGTAGCTCATCCTCGTCAATGAATCTGCCGCGCTTGTCCATGCTCTTTGAGATATCCCATAATTGGGGTTTTCCTTGAACCCGACCACGGATGAATGCCGTTCCCCATTCTGGGCGCTGCGTCAGCTCAATCTCGACTCCGCGCTTCAGTTGATCCGGCCGAAGAAATGTCTCCTTGCTCATGTCGTGCATCGTAGCGATCTCCATTACGATTTATTTATGCGTTTACGAAACCGGGGTCAGGAACTTGGCGCGTGTCAACTAGCCGCTGACGCGCTCCGTTGTGCTTGGCAATAGCGGCTGGGTCTATCGTCCCGTTCGGGCGTGTCCAACGCTCGCGCAACGCCTCGGCGGCGGGGACGGGAATCAGGCTGCAACGGCAGTTGAAGCCCAATGGGGGTGAGATTCCAAGGCGGTCGAAGTCTGCCATCGTCCCGACGTAGCCGTCAAAGGCTCGATGCGTGTCCCGCGTGCGCGGGTCTTTGGTGGCGCTGAACTGCACCAGCGGGACGAACGCCTGTACTCGCTCGTCGCGGAGGACTTCGGCGCTGCCCTCGGTCATGGCGCGGTTGGTGTTCGTCCGCAGGACGGTTTCAAGGCGGGAGGACGTTAGCCCTGTCCCGGTCATCAGTTGGGCGGTGGTGACGAAATCGCCAAGGTTCATGGTCTTGATGAGCTTGCCGACCACGCTCTTGGTGGGGCGCTCCTCGATGACCTGCGCGATCAGTTCCTGCACCATCCGCGCCTGCGCGACAGGCATAGCGGTAACGAAGAAGGTGGTATCAACGATCCGCTTGACCCGCGAGATAGCCCCTTGCGGCCCTCGTGTAACACCGCGTAACAACGAATCGAGGATCGGGGACTGCTTGCGGAGGTCAGGAAGGGCGTTTTCACGCTCGTGATCGGTCACGTCCCCGGCGCTGGCGGCGGCCGCCTTGACCAGCAGCTCCCAGTCGGCGCGGGTAATCGGGACGCGCTTCCTGAACCAACCCGTGATCGGAGCCATCCATTTCGTCCCGAAGCCTTCAAGGGAGATCGGTACGTCTCGGTCGAACTTGACCGCGTCCCCATCGTCGAGCATTCCCTCGATAGCCCCGTCTGGGATCTTGGCGGTGTCCACCGTATCTCGCGCCCCAAAGAGCCACGATGCCATCAGGAGCGCCGCAGTCGCCTCGTGGA